GCTGATTTCCAAGCAGGCGCAGATCGACAAGACCACGACCTCCCTGCATACCTATGAGCAGCGGCTGGCTGCCACCGGGAACACCCTGCGGGAAGCTGGCGTGGACACCACGCAGCTGACGGCAGAAACCACTCGGCTGGAAACCGAGGTCGATAAGCTGAAAGATCGGCAGGTTGACCTCAAAAAGACCATGGACGAGGCCGGAGATGGCGCAAAGGGCTTCGGCGAGAAATCTGTCGAAGCCCTCGATGCCGTTGAATCTGTGCTTGCCACGGCCGGCATCGCAAAAGCCCTCAACGAAATCAAAGACGCATACATGGACTGCATCAACACCGCAGGTGATTTTGAAGCATCCATGAGCAACGTCGAAGCCCTGTCCGGCGCATCCGGCGATGGACTGGAAGCCCTGTCTGACAAGGCCAAGGAGATGGGCGCAACCACCAAGTTCACCGCCGGTGAATCGGCTGACGCTTTGTCTTACATGGCTCTGGCAGGCTGGAACACCCAGTCTATGCTGGAGGGCATCGGCCCGGTGCTGAATCTGGCTGCTGCCGCCAATATGGACTTGGCACAGGCGTCTGATATTGTCACAGACTATCTGACCGCCTTTGGCCTGAAAGCCTCCGACACCACTCACTTTGTCGATGTGATGGCCTACGCCATGGCTCACTCCAACACGGACGTGATCCAGCTGGGCGAGGCATACAAGGCGTGTGCATCCACCGCCACCTCACTCGGCTACTCTGTCGAGGAGACTACCGCAGTTCTGGCTACCATGGCCAATGCCGGTGTTAAGGGCGGCGAGGCAGGCACAGCCCTGAACGCCATCTTCACCCGCCTTGCCACCAACACAAAAAAGTGCGGTGACGAGCTGGCGACCTACGGCGTGAACATCTACGATGCACAGGGCAATATGCAGTCCCTGTCCAGCATCCTTACCGGGATTGCCGGGGTCTGGGGCGACCTGACCGACCAAGAGCAGGCCAACCTTGCCAAGACCATTGCTGGCACAAACCAGTATTCCAAGTTGCAAACCATCATGGCCGGGTGCAGTGAGGCTGCCGCCGAGGGCGGGCAGTCGTTCTCAGACTACACCGCAGCCCTGAACAACTGCGCCGGGTCTGCCGACAAGATGGCGGGCACCATGCTCGACAACATGAACGGCAGGCTGGTTCTGATGCAGTCTGCCGCTGACGGCCTGAAAATCGCCATCGGCGAGGATTTGACCCCGACTTTGTCCAAGCTGTACGAT